GCCGATGGGTTCGGTGGTGCATCATTCACCAAATGAAGGTCAGCGGCACGTTGCTTATAAAGTCCGGTTGAAAAGCCTGGGCATGATTACAGGCTGGCCTGACCTCGAAATATTCGTTCCCGACACAGGCTGGATTGACCTGGCTTGCAAGGGGCCAATCATGTTCGAGCTAAAGCGGCCTCAGGGCGGCAGGCTTACAGACAAGCAAAAAGACATACAAGAAAGATTGCGCTGTTGCGGCGTTTATTGCGTTACAGCCAAGCGGTTGTCACAGGTGCAGGCATATTTGCAACCTTTGTTGCACTTGCGCGACACGCCGCAAGCCAGGATCACACAGCAGCTTTGTGAGGCGCAAGGTGGTTGATGTGATGAAAGTCATGCGCCGCCCTGGTGTCTGGGAATACTTTGCAGAGTGCGAAGCGTGTGAAGGCACAGGCAGCGTTGAGACAGAATTGCCTGTCATCGATTTCATGAACGGCGGCTATCTCATCATGGGCAAAGGTGACTGCGATGAATGTCAGGGCGATGGCTACCGTGACCTGACGGATGATGAGTATGAAGCTGCGGTGTTCAACGGGGAGATTCCGGCCTGTGTCCACTGATAAACGCCACAAGGATGATTGGTATCCAACCCCGAAAGAAGCCACACAGGCATTGCTGGAAGTTGAAACCTTTGGCTCTACCATTTGGGAGCCAGCTTGCGGTGACGGCTCACTTAGCGTGGTTTTACAGGATGCAGGGCATAAAACCATCGACTCAGATTTAAATGAATATGGCTTTGGTGAGGCTGGCGTTGACTTTTTGTTGGAGACAAAAGCCGCCGCACCGCAGCTTATCACTAATCCCCCGTTCAAACTGGCAAATGAATTTGTGTTACACGCCATCAATTTGGGCATTGAAAAACACGCCTGGTTGTTGCGCTTGGCTTTTCTTGAGGGACAGGCACGACATGACAGCATTTTTAGCCTGCATCCACCAGCCGCTGTGCATGTGTTTAGTAAGCGTTTAACTATCTGGCGCGGCGATGAGGATGACGCCTGGTACGGGAAAACAGGAAAGACTGCTTACGCCTGGTTTGTATTCAAGCAGGGTTGGCGCGGCCCCACGCAGTTGGGGTGGCTATGAAAAATCCATACAAACTGCCAGACGGCAACGTACTTATTAGCTTTAGCGGCGGCAGAACGTCTGGCTACATGCTCCACAAGATATTAGAAGCAAATGGAGATTTGCCAGAGCGCGTTAAAGTAACTTTTGCAAACACTGGCAGAGAAATGCCACAGACATTGGATTTTGTTCATGAGTGTTCAACACGATGGAGAGTGCCAGTCACGTTTCTGGAGTTCACAAAAGAAAAACCAAAATTCAAAGTTGTTGGTCATAATCAAGCAAGTCGTCATGGCCAGCCTTTTGAGGCTTTAATAAGGCAAGATAGTTACATTCCAAATACATTAAGGCGTAAATGCACAGTCGAATTAAAGGTTTTGACTATCAAAAGATTTTTGGTCAGCTGCGGGTGGAAATATTGGACTAATACCGTAGGTATTCGAGCAGATGAATCTAGGAGAGTAAAAGAAAGCATAGATAAAAGATGGACAAATTGGTTTCCTGTTTTTGAGGCGCACGAAACAAAGCACGATGTAGCTGAATTTTGGACAAAACAAAATTTAGCTTTTGACCTTCAGCTACCCCTAATCAATGGCATTACACCTCAATCCAACTGCGATGGTTGTTTTCTGAAAAGTGAATTGAAACTAGCAGAAATGTGGCGCGATCACCCTGACAGGATGGAATGGTGGTCAAGCTTAGAAAAAGAGTTTGGCCATACGTTTCGCCGTGATGGAATTTCCTATGAGCAAATAAAAGAAAATTTAAAAAGACAGGGTGATTTTGTATTTGATGTTGAG